AGAGGGAATGCATCGGCAGCTGTTAGTACTGCTAATACAGCTTCTAGCAACGCTTCTACAGCACTTAGTACAGCTAACACCGCCATCAGCACCGCTAACGCTGCAGCATCTGCTGTGGCTAATGCGATTCTCTATGACATCGTTGCTAACGTTGCTGCTATCCCAGCTTCACCAGCTAATAATGATGCCGTTGAAGTTACTGATTCTACTGGTATTCAAAGCTTCACTCCTTTAACTGGAGTACCCGCAGGGTTTGTCGGTAGCTCTGGGCTTAGTGTACGACTGGTGTACACAACTACTGGTAGCACCTGGAACTGGATTCAGTACTTCCCTAATGATCCAGAGACACGTTACCTTAAGCTTGCTGGTGGTACATTAACTGGAGATCTTACTGTCGCTAACCAAGGTGATATTCGTCTTGGTGAAGCAACAGCTAATGGCTCTAACTATGTTGCTATCCAAGCTCCTTCCAATCTTGCTGCTAATGTAACATATACACTTCCAAGTGCTGATGGTACAAGTGGTCAACTACTTAGTACCAATGGATCAGGTACATTATCTTGGGCTACTACATCAAACGACATTATTCAAGAAGGTAACTCCTCAGCTGAAGTCATCGACACTGGCAGCGATGGCCGGTTTGTGGTGACGACGGAGGGTAGTGAGAGAGCGCGTGTTGATAGCTCCGGCAGGTTACTGGTGGGGACGTCTAGTCCGCGTAGCTGGAGTGGCGTAACTTCGAACATTCAACTAGAAGGGACGGATTTCAATGCCAGCTCAATCTCACAAACCCTTAACAGCAACAATGACAACGGTGCTTATCTAGCACTCAATAAGTCACGGGGGACGTCTAATGGTTCTCAAACGGTGGTCCAAAGTGGCGATCAAGTAGGAGCCATTTATTTCAGCGGAGCAGATGGAAGCAGTCTTCGCCAAGCAGCTCGAATCGAAGCAGTTGTAGACGGAACCCCTGGTGCTTCGGATATGCCAGGCCGCCTTGTATTTTCTACAACTGCGGATGGGGCGGGGGTTTCAACGGAGCGGATGAGGATTGACAGCTCCGGCAGGCTGGGGATTGGCACCACGAGCCCTGCTGCGTTGCTTCATATTGCAAGCTCTTCGGTTGATCCAGAAATTCGACTTGTAAGAAATCCTGGCGCTGGTAATATAAACTCAGTTAAATCTGACCTTTATGATCTTACTTTCACTTCTGGTAGGCATTTATTATTTAATGCTGCCGGTGCGGAGCGGCTGAGGATTGCAAATGATGGCAAAATGGGCTTTGGAACTACTACGCTAACAGGCGGGTTTAACTTTGACGGCAGCGTTTTTCTGTTTAGCCAGCCCTCTGGAGCAGGAAACTCAACTCTAAAATTCAACACATCAACAGGCGCTGTTACATATGACACATCTTCTCGTCTTGTAAAGCAGAACATTGAAGATTGCCCTTATGGATTGGTTGAATTAGCACAGCTTAAACCTCGAAAGTATTTCAGGACAGACGACCAAAAAATAGAAATTGGTTTTGTAGCAGATGAAGTAGCTAATGTGCTGCCTGAATTTGTGCCGATTGGCCCTAAGTATATCATTACAAAAAACGAGGTCGATACAGAAGAAATTCCTCTTGGCGTCAACTATGAGAAGCTGACAGCAGTTCTGACAAAGGCGTTACAAGAAACCATCAGTGAGATCGAATCACTGAAGGCACGAGTTGCTGCTCTTGAGAGTCCGACAACTACCCTTGAAATCCCAGTGGATCCCTCTAGTACCGACATCTAGGCACTGCAACACGTTGAGACTTTATTAATAGGTAAATTCTATGATCACTATTCTCGGCATCAAAGTGTCCTATGAGACTCTTGGCTTTTTCATCCTTTTCATTTTATCTGAATATCTTGGAATTGTGAAAAAGCGCCGTGCTAACAGCGTTACTCAGGCTATCTCTATGGCTGCTGCTTATTTCAGCAAGACTCGCACAGAAGACGATACCATTCGTCGCATTCGTCGTACATTTAGAGGTAAGTAGGTATGGTACTGCTGCCTGTTAAGCAGTACTACCCTCAAACTGATAGTGCAACAGGTCACGGAGATCGGATGTGCTTTAGCTCAACATGTGCTATGGCTATCAAGTATCTCCGTCCTGATGCGCTTAAAGGTAGTAATGCTGATGATGATTACCTCCGTACAGTACTGAAGTACGGAGATACAACTGAATACAAATCGCACATCAAAGCTTGCCAGCAGTATGGAGTGTTCGCTTCCTTTTATCAGAAAGGTACGAAGCAATCACTTATAAATGAACTAAAAGCTGGCTATCCCGTTGCTACTGGTATTCTCCATAAAGGCCCCGCTACCGCTCCTAGAGGTGGAGGTCACTGGATGCTGCTCATCGGTGATGATGGAGAACGTGGTGTCTTCCACGATCCATATGGTGAGATGGATAACGTCAACGGTGGTTATGTCACCATTGGCTCAGGCGGTAAGGATGTGAGTTACTCCTGGAAGAACTGGCTTAAGCGATGGGAGGTAGAAGGTCAAGGTACTGGATGGTTTATGACCTTTAGGCCAACCACTACACCACAACTATCTGCCCCCGTTGCTAACACTTGGGAAGGAGTTATCACTGCAGCCTCTAAGGTAGGTGCTAAGTTCCCACAAGTAGTAGCGGCTCAATGGGCGTTAGAAAGTGGCTGGGGTAAACACACCTCTGGTACTCATAACTACTTTGGGCTTAAAGGTTCTGGTACAGACCATGAAACAAAGGAGTTTCTCAACGGTCAATGGGTAACCATTAGGGCTGGGTTTATCGACTTCCCTGATCTACAGTCTTGTGTGGCGTACTTGGTGCAACGCTGGTATAAAGATTACAAAAACTATAAAGGAGTTAACCGAGCAACTTCCGTAGAGGAGTGCTGCAAATTACTAGTACAAGAAAGGTATGCCACTGATCCCGATTACAGTACTAAACTGATTAACATCATTAACCAAAGAAAATGATTGAAGCCGTCATAACAGGCGTTGCGTCTTTAGTTATCGGGGTCAGTGGTGGTATTGCCGCAGTTCATAGTAAATCTAACTCACGCATGGATGAGATCGACAAACGTATTGATAGCATAGAGCTTAGATTTGCTGAGAAATATGTACCACGTCAGGAGCTAGCGACTGCCTTACAGAAGATGGAGGATCACATGATTCGAATCGAAAATAAATTAGATCAGATTGTATTGAGAAATGGCTAACAAGAAAGCAACGGAGGACATGTTTAATGAACTCCACAACATGGTTACTCAAGAGCTACTTAATCGGATTAAATCCGGTGAAGCCAGTACAGCTGATCTAAAGGCAGCTTGTGATTGGCTATCCAAGAACGATATCAGTGGTGTAGCCTACGACGGTAACCCTCTTGATAAACTTGCCACCATTATGCCCAAGGTAGATCCTGAACTCATTCAAAAGAGGTTGTATGGCAAGTCGTACGTCTAACTACTACAAGAATAATCCTAAAGCCAAGGCTAAACGTCTTAAGCAACAGGCTGAATACAACAAGACAAAAGAGGGTCTTAAGATCCGTACTGATGCCAATAAATTAAACCGTAAGCTTGGTACTTATGGTAATGGTGATGGTATGGATGCTTCCCATACTGGACCCAATAAAGGAAAACTAGAGTCACCTAAAGCTAACCGTACCCGCCCACGTAAGGGTAAGAAGTATGGCTGAACCACTAAAGATTAAACCATCTCCACAGATTGCACGTACCATTAAGCTCCTTACTGACGGTACTATGTCTAAATGGAGCAATGGTCGTATCCCTAAATTAACAAGAGAACAAGCCATTGGGTTTACCGCTAACTTAATACAAGAGACTGGCTCTGCTGACCTTAGCAACCTTGATGTAGTTGAACAAGGTAGGGCTGAGGGGCGAGGTATTGGACAGTTCACTGGTGCTAGGCGTCAAGCTTATGAACAATGGGCTAGCCGCTATCCCAATAGGAATAATCCTGATGCTCAACTGCAATATGTTGCTAAGGAGTATCGTGGTGATTATGACCCTAATGGTAACTCCCTAATCGGCTATACAAGGTCCTTTGAGCAAGCCCCTAAGGGTATCTCTCCACAAGACGCTGCCTTGTATTTCAGTCGTACATACTTTAGACCTGGTGAACCTCACAATGAACGTAGGGTTGACTACGCTAGACAGTTAGACCAGGCTTACCCTGTTGCTGCACCTAAACCGATGCCTAAGCCACAGACTGCTGTAAAGAAACAGTCTCCATTGAAGATCTTCGGCATTACTCTTCCATTCCAATAATGTGACACCGCTACTTCCTAGTCCTGATCACTACCTCCACAACCTAATAACGATGACAAGCTCTGAAGCAAAAAGGCTACACCGTCGTGCAATTAAGGAATACTTTAATTGTCAATGCGTCTACTGCGGAGAAACTTATGAATTACATGAACTTAC